GCTCCTTCACTCCGTTCTACTGTTCCTCCTGAGGAAGAGGAAGGTGAGTTAAGTTACTTTGCCAAGTTGGCACGTTCCTAATTAAAACCAACCCCACTGTAACAGGTGGGGTTTTTAGTTACCTTCCGTGTCTACCAAATGATGCAAATGTTCTATCTGGTATATTTGAATTGACCACGGTTGTGTTAGTTGAAGAAGCATTATTGGTAACATTACTGTTATTAGAAGAAGCAATAGAAGCTGTCATTGCATTTTGTTTTTGTGCTTCATTATCGGCCGATAGAACATTCATTGCTTGCCCAGTCTGAACCACGGGAGGCTTTGTTACCCAACCATCAGTTACTGGTCTTAATTTCCCTGGGCCATAGGCCTCATCAAAATTAGCTTTAACAGCTGGCTTAATATTAAAGTCTCTGTTAAACCTTTCTGCCATCTGAATACCCTGTGTAGTATTCAGGGCAGGTTTAACTTCTACTGCAGTATCTGCAGTAGCTACTGCAGCATTGCGTTTTAAATACTGCTCATCAAATATCTGTGTTAATCTATCCTGAGATAATCCTTTGTCCAATAATCCCTTTCCTGCTGCAGATATCTCCTCAGTGTCGTTACTGGTGGCTATCAGTTCTTCATATGCCTTGATATCCTTTCCGTATTTTTCATCCTCTTTTGTCTTTGCTCTGGCTGCAGCTCTATTATCAAGTTTCTTTTTCTTTTCTTCTTCTTTAAATTTGGCATCGGCCTCTTCCTTAGCTTTCTGAGCCTTTTTATCAGTGGCCGAATCTATCATCTCATCCGTATATCCTGCAGCCTTTAGATCCTTTCTCTGCTGCATTATTTCCTTTGCAGACTTTTTAGGATCACTTTGGTCTTGAACAAACTGATTGAGTTTATCAGCAGGTAAAAGTGCTCCAGTTTTAGGATTTAGCCCTGCCCACTGATAAACGGAGTCTGGAATTACATTAGAAAGAAGTTTACCTATGAAACTCTTTCCTGGATCTGGAAGAATCGAACGAACCATTTCCTTAAAGAATTCAGAAATGTTCTCTTTAACTGAATCTGGAACTAACATGGATAACAATCCACCCACAGGGAATATCAACGACATTATTGATGACATATCTCCTGAAAGTGCTCCTGAAAACACTCCAGAAATACCATCAGTCATCCAATTAAAAAACTCTCCAACGGCATCAAAGACTGTATCAATTACCATCTGAAAGTTATCTTTGAATGAGAAGTTCTTCAGGACATCTGCTACGTTTTCAAACCCTAGCCACCCTGCAACGTAACCCAATCCCTTCACCGGAATATCTACAAGGAAACCTACAAGACCATTTACAACTCCTACAATTGCTCCCTTGATACCTCCAAGGATTCCTTCTTCCTTGAATCCAGTCATAAATCCTCCAATACCGTCAATAATACCCATAACAATGGTAATTGGTAACGCGAGTTTTCCTAAAAGGTTTCCTACTACTTTACCCATTGAAGCAAATTTGCTTCCGAATTTTCCTACCTTACCAAAGAAATCAGCTACGGGCTTGAACATACCGTCTCCGGCAGTAAAGATTTTCTTGATTGGTTCAAAAATCTTTCCAATATTACCAAATAAATTTGTAACTGGTTTAAAAATACCACGAATAAAATCCATTACCTGGTCAAATTTCTTTACCAGATTTGGAGTTAACTTTGTAAAAACAACACGAAGTTGTCCACCTAGAGTAGAGAAGAAACTTCCTATAACAGCTGGAATAAAGGCTAAAGCACCTAATAACATAGGTATACTGTTCACCAAAAGTTTATCCAGCAGACCTCTAAAAAAGCCTTTCTTTCCTTCGGGTTTGTCATCGTCACCTCTTCCACCTGAAGGTGCAGGACGCATTTCTCCTGGTTTTAATTCTGCAAGTGCTTCAAGTAGAGCATCTTGATCCTGTTGGCGCGCCATGTCTCCGCCCATCCACCAATCAATGAATCTTCTATACTCCATTTTAATCTGATTTAATTCAGATAACTGCAGTAACATTATCTTTCTATCGGAACTCTTTCCACCTGCAGAAGATCCTCCCAAAATGGATATTTTTCCATTACCTCCGAAGAATAGTTTATTAAACGTTTTGAATAATGCTGTGGAAAGAAGAACCTTTCCCCATTTAATTTCCGAGAACGATTTAAGTGAATCAGCTATTTCCTTCAGAGGTGCTCCAAAATCCTCTGCGGCCCTTTTAAGAGACGAAGTATTTTTAGAAAAGGAAGAAAGAAAACTAAGAGTCTTTCCAAACACTTTTAACAGAAGAAGGTTCTTGATCAGAGAACCAAATTTAAGTTGTGAAAAAGCAACAAGTCCCGCCGATATATCCGTCAGTGGTTTAAATGATTCACCTATATCTGAAAGGTTCTTTATCTTTGGAATCGAGTTTAAAAACTTTAGTGCTGGTCCTATCAGTCGAATGCCAATTAGGTTCTTTAACAACTTACCCATTGATAATTCCGAAAAGGATTTAAGCCCTTCAGATATATCCTTGAGAGGACCTCCAAAGTTTTTTGCATTATTGGCAAATGACTTTGATATCTTGGTAGAAAATCCTTCCACCAAATCGCCCATTAAACTAGGTAGCTGTTTTAAATCTTCTAGATTTTTAAGAACATCACCTATTGATAATTGAGAAAAAGATTTAAGACCTTCGGATATATTAGTAAGTGGAGCACCGAAGTTTTCTGCACTATTGGCAAAGGTTTTTGATACTTTGGTAGAAAATCCTTCCACCAAATCACCCATTAAACTAGGTAAGGTTTTTAATTCCTCTACATTTTTAAGAACATCACCTATTGATAATTGAGAAAAAGATTTAAGACCGTCGGCTATGTTTGTTACCGAATTTCCAAATTGATATGAATTTGTATAAAAATCTTTGGGAACATCACCTGCAAAAGATTCAGTAAGAGTACTAACTATGCTCTTTACCTTACTGATACCCTTTATATTTTCTGCTAGCTTACTTACAGATACTTCCGAAAACGTTTTTAACCCTTTAGAAACATATTCTAAAGATCTACCAAAGGCGATAGAAGACTTGGCAAATTTTTCATCGAGGCCACCAGTTTTTAAGCCCTGGTTAAGGTTCTTAAATAGATCTGGTACCTTAGATATTTCCTTAACATTTTTAGTAATATTTTTGGAATCAATGTCCGAAAAGGAAGAAAGACCTTTGGCAATTCTATAAAGGTTTTCTGCAGCCGCAGAAGTATCCTTTGAACCCAACTCCTTGATATTTTCAGCAATACCTTTGACGGACGAAATCGTGTCATCGGTAGCGGAGGTGCCTGCGGGCTTGGGTTTAGAAGTTGCCATGTTTAGTCTTTTCTTTTCTTAAGTCTTTCGTTTTCCTCTGCAATGTGTTTCATTAACATACTAACATAAATCTCCCTCTCCCAAGGAATCATATTCTCTAATTCGGTAAGGCTATATTTGTGATGCTGCATCATCGAAAAGTTTAGAGAATAATGATTTGAAAGACTTTCATGCGAAAGGGATATTAGAAAAAATTATTGATACCTTCTAGTTTGACCTCTACATTTTTACCACACTTAGTGCATTTAAACTTAGCAGTGTATTCAATCTTAGGAGTTGATTGAATGAATTCGTTTATCTTCTCAACCTGTGTTCTATTGAGTGATTCAATGAATTCAATCAGTTCTTTTTCTGGAGTATCTTTGGCCTGATGGACTGTATCCTCATCGAAGATGGTTTCAATGGCCTTAATAAGGGCTTTGGTGACCATAGTGGAATCATCCGATTTACCTTCGGAAAGAGCAGCGATGTCGGCGACTGAAAGATGGCGAAGAGTCAGGCCAACCTTATCTGTAATGAAAACCTTTGAATCTAATTTTTCTGTTGGGTATACGACCTCTACCTTTTCAAGGTTCACCACAACACTGTTGTATTCTCCGCACTCTGGGCACTTGAGATTTACAGTAGCTGTTTCACCAACTGATTTAGATCTCAGTTTAAGGAAAATATATTCAAGGTCATATGGTGTAATCTTTTCAACCTCAACCTTACCGAAGGTGCAAGATTCAATTACATCTTTCATTGCATTAAAGATCTCTCTAGAATCTTTGGATTCATTTGCAATGAGAAGAATCTTTTCCTCTTTCACAAGGAAAGGACGATACTTAATAAGCTTCTTGGAAGAAGGAAGCTTGAGTTCAAACGTTGGTGTTTCGATTTTTGGTAGTGCCATAGATAATAATTTATATCAATCTTGTGATCGATCCAAGTTGGCCTTTAAGACCAAGTAGACCTGTTTTAAGACCGGAAGCGGATTCTATTTCTTCAAAGTTAAAACTAACCGAAATCTTTACAAAGTCATTATCATTTGTGTTAGACAGTTCAATTGAATTAACAGCTATAGGAAAAGCATTCAGTAGTGTGACACCAAATGTAGGAAGATTCTTACCATTTAATTGCTGAATAATTACTGTGGACTTGTAAGTGTTTGTGTAATTTAATCTATATGTAGTAGGATCTACTGCAAGAGACTGCCAGGCATCAAACATCTTTTTAAGCCTATAATCATTTGTTCCTATGAATGTCATGGTAACATCTTCAAAGGTATAACCAGTGGCAACCTTATTTGGTTTTCTAACAGTGGTTGAATCTATTGTTTCAATCTGTTTTCCTGGAATTGAACATGATTCACATAGAAGAGCAATGTCTCGAGGATCGTTGATCAAAGACTTAAGAGAGAAACCTCCAGATAACAGATTAGTAGCAATATCGGATATATTGATATTGAGCAGAGATTGATTTAGTGCTCTAGGTGGAGTGATGATAACTACAAAACGGTTGTTTCTGGCCAGACCGCCACCCGCTACGATTGTGCTTTTAAGATCATCAACCGTGGATGGGTTGATCAGATTAGTGATTGTGTTTAAAAGTCCCATTATGTTATGAGTTATTTATCATCATCCTGTGAGGATTTTGATACCTAATCCCTTGAGTGTTTTTTCAGTCCATATTTCAAATATCCATCCGCGGTCCTTACAGTATTCCTCTGCCGCTTCCCACTTAGAAGTATTCTTTACATAACCCATCACCTCTTTAATATATTTGGGAGATACTATTTTTTTCTTGGTAGGCGTAATGGTTTGTTTTTCCGGCTTGATTTCTATCAGATATGTCTTACCTGTATCGAAAATGATTTTAAGATCAACGAAATAACGGTGAAGCTTTCCATCCGTTTTACATCTGTATGGAACTACCACTTCCTCCGAACTCCATTTTTTGACCTGTGGGTTTTCATCTAGCCATTTAAAGGCCTGTCTTTCCCATAAGGATCTATAGAATACTTTGGACGGGTCTCCATCATATTTTAAATTATTTTGAACTCTATATCTTCCGGAATATGTCATAAGGATGTTATAAATAATTCTATTTATGCCTATTTCGTTACCTTCATTACCTACTTCTGGTTCCATTATCGCAGGAGCAAAGAAGGCTGTTTCTTCATTAAAGAGCAGCATCACAAACCAGATTAAGGATTTAGGTAGTGTTTATGGTAGCCATAAGGATCCCACTAAGGATCTTCCTGCCGATATGTTTTATCCAGATTATCTGAACGATGAAAAAGGAAAGTATCCTTGCATTCGATTCTCTACTGTCTCAGATCCAGAGGAAGGTAACAAGTTCTTTTCCATATATCTTCCATGTCCTACAGGTATTGCTTTTTCAGATGCTGGTACATATACCGATATCAATCTGGGTGTGATAGGTAATGCTCAGAATGATGTGGCTTCAAAGATATTATCGGGAGACTTTAAAGGCCTAGGAGATTCAGGCAAAGGAGCATTTGACCAGGTAACGAGTTTAACAGCTGCCGAAGCACTTGCAATTGCATCGGGGCAGATTGGAGAAGATGTTCAGGAAAAGGCACTCTTTGCTACCAAAAAGATTATGGCTCCCAATGCAAATGCGCAATTTACGGGGAATGAACCTAGAACATTTTCCTTTAACTTTACTGCCGTTGTACGAAGCAAGGAAGAAGCTCAAGCTATTTACAACATTCAACGACTCCTTAGAAGATATGTTTATGCAGGTGCTGATAAGGGAGCGGTGAACATCATCCTTTCATATCCACCTGTCTGGCAAATAGAGTTTCTCCTCGATGGTGTGGAAAATCCTCGCCTTCCTAAAATATACGGATGTTATCTAACATCACTAGGAACAACTTTTAATTCGGGTGGGCCAACATGGATGGCAGATGGTTCTCCACTTCAAACAGAAATATCGGTCTCATTTAAGGAAACCAGAACTCTCAATCGTCTTGACATTGATATGCTCGAACGTCGTTCCGGTTCGGGCCCAGGATCTTCAACTCGCGTTTTACTTTAACCTATGTCTTTTTTTAATCAATTCCCTGTCAGAACATATGATGCCGATAAAGACGGTATTCAGGATACCGTAACCGACATTTTTAGATATGTTGATGTGGATGATAATCGCATCGATAGTATCTCATCATATATTTTCTACGAGATTGAAGATGGAGAAAGACCCGATATTGTTTCTCAGAAACTATATGGCACACCAGATTATTACTGGACTTTCTTTGTGATCAATGACAGTCTTAAACATGGCTTGGAAGATTGGCCAATGAGCACACAAGAGTTTAATGATGCTATGGAGGAGAACTTTTCTCAGTTTTCTTCGGTTCAACTCAGAATGAATACTCAGGAAAATCAACCAGTTGAATTCTTTGATGATATTGATTTACAGGGTAATGTTTCAAATGAAAATAAGTATGCCAAGCAGATTATTTTTCCTTCTAAAATCTTACAGAGTCTTAATCCCAATGTTTTTATTCCGCCTTCGGATGCTCGGGCAAAAGATTCACTCACAAATACTTATAACGCTTCAAGTAACACCAATGGTATTGGTGACACCACCTCAGTAATAGCAAGTGCTTATTATGCAGGAGATGCCGGAGCCGCTTTGTCTGCCGATAAGAGTAATCAGTTGGCAGGAATCGTTTTGGATTCCAAAGTGTTTATTAAAAACAATAATACAGATGAAGTTGCTAAAATACTAAACTATGATGTAAACTCATCATCGGTTGTGTTTTTAAGAGATACGATTTCCAAAGTTGATATTGATACGAGTGGTTCGGGATATCTGATACCTCCCAAGGTTGTAGTTGCTCCTTCTTCCACGGGAGAAACCGCCACCGCTCTATGCTCACTTGGAACGAATGGTAAAATAGATATAGTTGAAGTCACAGCCGTTGGTGGAGGATATAAAACAGTCCCTCCCGTTGTGACATTGGATGAAGGACCAACATCTCCTGCAATCATTCAGCCAATAGTAAATATCCTTGGAATTATTACTCAGTTAAACATCGTTGATCATGGTAAAGGGTATTGCAAAAAGCCTATTCTTTCAATTTTGAATCCTAATAGCACAGACGAGTTTAATGCTAAATTGTTATTACCTCCCTTTGATTTAAACCTGACTGATGGTTCAATAAGTAATTGGGATGCTGGAGATAGTCAGGTTGAATATTCATATGATGTGACCGCTAAGTTTTTTGGAAAGAAGGTTTCTGCTACAATAGACAGACCACAGAATGTTTATACTTTTAATTACCCTGTAGGTGCCCCTGACTCTGCAGGAATAGACTCTAATAGCAAAATATATCAGGTGTCTCCGGATTATTATGCAACTTATAATTTTACGACTAATCAGGTTTCCCGTTTTTATATACAATGGAACAATGAAACATCAGTATGGAACATTATTGATCCCATTTTTGGGTCAATATTTTATGGGCAGGCGGTGGAGGGTTTCGGCACTAAAGGAGATTCTCTACAATCAATTGTATGGTATTATGGATATAATAATACTGCTTATTGGAATCAAACCTCGAATCCAGATGATGATGGGTATCCATATGAACCACAAGACGATTTTGTCGCACCTGTTTCTTTTACATCATCACCTTGGCCAAAGGCATTGATTCCTAATTCAAACATACGTGTTATTTCTTTAAGCGAGGGTGGTTCGTTTGCTGGTTCTTCTGAAGCACTTACAGTTGTAACTGCTTATGTAAAGGCAGGATATACTCTGGTATCCCCTGGAACCTTTGGATTTAATATAATCAATCCCCAAGAAACCATCTATGAAGATATAGGCACTGAGGATCTACTGAACATGTTCAGTGTTGGTTCATTCCTTTATACACCTTCAAAGACCTTTCCTATTGTTGGAAGAGGAGAAATTAGTCCCAACGAACTTCGTCTCAGAATCATATCAAGTGATGTGACCACACTCGCCAAAGGTGTAAACATCTTATCGGACGATGATGAAGCAACATCTGATGACTCTGAAGATATTACGTCTGGTTTTCTTTCAGGAAAAATTGAGGACAACTACTTTGATCTATTTTATACTCAAAATGAACCGATAGTATATCTGGCTCCTGATAAGAGTAATCAAAGTTCTCTATCGGCTAGAATTGTAGATGAAGCATGGGTTCAGGACCTAAAAGCATTCTCTTTGGTGTATCAAGAGGAAACAGCAAAGCAGAAAGTAGAAAATTATAAAGCTGTGGATTTGGGAACTATTTCGTACAAGTCTCCAATTACGGGACTCTATACGGCTCGAAACATTGATCCTGCGGTAGGTGGTATTCCTGTCTTTATTAAACCGATGGTTCAGGGTTATGATGTTTATGGCGGAGGATTTGATGGAGGTGGTAATCGTCTTCCTGGGACAGGAAAATATCTAACAGAAGAAAGAGCTCTAAAGCATCCTGAAACAATAGAATATTTTGATACATGGAAAGTATCCATTAAATCCGATTTTTTAGTTAAAACAATTGAGACGAGAACCGCACCTGCTACACCCGTCTATACTATCTATGGCACCGGTAAAGAAAATACAAATACTAATTTTAAAATGAGGCATAGAGTGATTCCAAACAGTAATTTACCTACAATGGAACTGTTTTTGGAAGGAGACACTCAATTTAGAAATCTAAACTCTAATCAGTTTCCTTTACCCTCTGTAAAAGAATACTATAATAATCACGAGTTTTATTATGTAACGGATACCGAACACTTCTTTGATTTTAGTTATCCTACTCTTGGAGCTCTAGTAAATACCAATGGAACTATCAATTCAGCTATGGATAGTTTTTATTCTCATAGCATAACAAATATAGTTAGTAGATTAGGAGGTCAATTCGGCTTTGATGCATATGATGATGGCAAGGGAGAGATACAAATTTTTCCAGTTCCGAATACTCGTAACCAATTTTATGCTCAGTGGTTATTTTTTGAAAATCCTCCTGTTGAAACAGGGGAGGATACAGGAAATTTCCATACTATCTATTATTCTACTGGAGGTTATGGGTATACTACGAATTTCGGTGACGCCAAAATATATTACTCTACTATAGATTTAGATGGAAACGAAACTCTAGAAATTATAATTCCTGAAATATACCAGTTTTCTGTCACAAGAGTGTCATCACCTAATGTTACCTTGGAACGTCGGGCTAGTTTAAACCTAAAAATCTCTATAGGTCCAGAACCTGGTAATCTGCTTACAGGTCGTGAAACGGATACCATCGGAATGGTTAATTCAAAGGGAGACCTGAGTTCAAATACAGGTGTTAAAATAGATGGTCTTTTATCTAATATACCACCTGGCAGTTTAAATCCATTCCCTGCAGGAGGAGCCGATGGTAGAACTATACTTTACAATGGTAATGGTACTTATAAACCCTTCATGGATCTTCTTTCATATCTAGGAACAAGAACCTTTCTGCAATCAGGACAAGGAGGAACATATAACAACTATGACCCAGTTAAATTATTGAAATACGACCTCAATGACCAAACTGCTTTTATCTCCGTTCCTCTTTCCGGTAAACCTACAACTGAATATAGTATTCTGTTTTCTTTAAAAACTTATACATATTTAAATGAAGTTGTGGGAACTGAGGCATTATCAAGTCAGGATATTCAGATTGAATTTAAAACTGATTCCATCGGGCTTGCAGTTGGTAAATCAGTAAATGTTGTTCCACCTGACCCTGGTTTTATCCGCAGAGCCGAGTTTGTAAAGATTGTATCCGAAAGACCTCTTGGAATTACTTCAACATCAACATATGAAAATACATTTCTTAATTGGCTAAGAGAAACAAGACCAGCCTTATATCTCGATGCAATAAGATATTCCACTCGTGATAATACAATTAACTTTGCACTTTTAAATGATTATCTTTCCACAAAATTAGTTTTCTCCGTTGATAAAGCCAATTCAAAGGCAGGAGAATCTGTGTCTTACTATAAAGATAAAAACGGAAACATTATAGATCAAGCTCTACTTACAACTGCTCCTAATGCAGAAAGAGATTTAATTCAATACAAAAATCTGTCAGGTATTTCATCCTAATGATTAAAAAAATCGACTATCCATCTCCTCTGGTAGAAACATTACAACCGGAGGAAACATTAACTCAGGTCACAATCTATCAAGATGAACTAGAGAAAAATGATAAACGAAGAAAGATCAGAGTCATTCGTCCTGAAAGAATAAAGGACTTTGTTTCCAAGTATAGAACTCTTCTGAATGATGATCAGGGAAATTATACAGAATAATGCCTCTCAAATCGAAAAATGTCATACCGAATACGGTTTCGGTTCTTTCGCCTGAATCGTATGTCCTTGATTACATTCAGTTAATCAACCATATTTCTCTAGGTTCTGATCCCATTGATATACAGGGCATCGTGACCGAATTTTCGATCACGGAGAGTATCTATTCTCCCGGGCTTATCTTTACTTGTTCCATTAAGGATTCAGTTAACTTAATTGAAACATATAAACTCAATGGGCAGGAAGTGATTAGAGTTTCCATGCAGAGAAAGGAACCATCGGGTAACTATCAGTCTGTAAAGTTAGAGTTCTATGTTTCAGATTATCCTCTTTACTCTAAAGTTGATCAGCATACTCAGGTATACAAAATAACTGGCATTTCACCCCATGTTTTTATCTCTGATTTAAAAAATATATCGAGACCGATGAAGGGTAAAACCACTGCGGAAGAGATAAAGAAACTGGTGAATGAAGATCTAATGAGTTCGTTATCAATTAACGGTTCAGCTATATCTAAAGTAACAGGTGTGATTCCAAATCAAACTCCTATTTCAGCTATTTCATGGTTACTAGATAAAACATTTGATGACAAGTTTACTCCTTTCTTTTTCTATCAAGTTCTATCGGGGCAAATAGTTCTTCGCAGTTACCAAGACATGGTTTCTGATGAGGTATATGGAATCTATGATGATAAAAAATTAGTTATCTCGCAGGGTGGGCGCGAGGAATCTGCAGTGAATCGGTCATATCAAGAGAAGAAAAACAAAATCATAAAGATGGATTCTTCTTATAGTGTTTCTAAAATCTTTCCTGCCAAATCAGGAGCCTATGCTTCTGAGGGTGTTTTCATCGATATAGGTAAAAAAAATCTAACAAGTTTAAAGTATGCATACAAGAAGCCCGAACCAGGCACTTCTCTGAATGGTAATGAAACGGTAAAACTAGATTGGAACTATTCTATTTCACTAGATGAAACCAAATCATTAACTCAAACTACCGATGCGTATCAGGTATTCTTTAATACAAATTCTAGTTCACCACACAGTTATTCTCTTCTTGACAAAGGACCGCAGTATGGTAAGAGGATTTCTATCATTGAAAATATAGAATACATGACTCATGAATTATCTTTATATGGAGACTTCTCTCTATCATCAGGTTCAGTGATTGAGATACGAGTTGTGAAAGCAGGTGATCCACATGTCATTAGAAATTCCGAAAATGGTTCTTCTTCTTCCGATATTTACGATTCTGTTCTTTCGGGTAAATACCTAGTCACCGGTATCTCTCATATGTTCGGAGAGGACTATTATTGCCGAGTTCGTATCAAAAAGGATAGCCCATTGTTTTCACTTTCAAAATGAATTTTATTCCCGAAACCGTAACCTCTCCTCTCTTTCCACACAATGGATCCTTCTTTTGGTTTCATGGAGTCGTCGAAGATATTACCGATCCTCTTAAAAACGGAAGAGTGAAGGTAAGAGCAATTGGATACCACACTCAAAATAAAAAACAACTTCCTACTGCCGATCTTCCTTGGGCCGTTTCTTTAACACCTATCACATCGGGTTCAATTAAGGGAGTGGGTATTTCTGCTACCGGACTTAAAGTTGGTTCTTGGGTTCTTGGATTCTTTAGAGACGGTTCTTCTGCACAGGAGCCAGTGATTCTAGGATCCTTTCAGACATCTACGGATGGAGTCGATGATATACCCGTTGCTGCCAAAACAAATTATCCCTTTAGGTCTGTTATTCGTACCGAGAGTGGCCATGAGATTATTCTGGACGATAAAAGTGGCAGTGAAATTATAAAGATTCAGCATAAGAGTGGTTCAAGTATTACCTTTCAAACCAATGGTGATATTGACATTACGGCCGGTGGTAATGTCAATGTTAAGGCCGGTGTTAATGTCAAGGTTACTGGAACTCGAATTGATCTCAATTAACTTTTATAAATAAGCTAATGGCTGTTCCTGCTTTCAACATCTCGGATTTTAATGGTAAGGATACTAACTCTAGAGTTGCTTATAAGTCTCTGTATTCAGATTTGGATCTTAAGTTCCTTAAACATCCTGTTAAAAGAGATATAGTTCCTCTCATCGACATTGATGCAGTAAAGAATTCAGTAAAGAATCTCATACTTACAAATTTCTACGAAAGGCCTTTCAAACCGTTTTTGGGTTCGGACCTTTCAGCTCTACTGTTTGAAAATGCAACTGTATTCACTGCTCACAAACTAAGAACTCAAATAATGAGGGTGCTTGAGGAGTTTGAACCAAGAGTAATAGATATTGCAATTCAGATATTTGATAATGCGGATGCAAATGAATACAATATCACCATAGGTTTTACAATTATAGGAATAAATAGAACCGAAGAGATCAACCTATTCCTTAGAAGACTTAGATAATTTTATGGCACAAAAGCTAACAGTTACCGAATTAGATTACGATGCAATTCGTTCTAATATAAAAGCATACTTTACAAGAGAGGGTTCGGCCTTTAAGGACTGGGACTTTGAAGGTTCGGGCCTTGCAAATATTCTCGACGTTCTTGCTTACAATACTCATTATAATGCCATGTTGGCTCACATGACTTTGAATGAGGGCTTTATTGATACCGCTCAGATTAGAGAATCGGTTGTTTCTCATGCAAAGCTTTTGGGATATACTCCTAAATCCAAAAGAGCTTCTACTGCAGTGATTAACGCTTTCTTTTACGCTT